CCACTACCGTGGGTAGAAGAGATGATCAACGCTCCTACACATACAAACTTCTTTGAGAATCGGGCAACTGATTATGCAAAGGGTGCGTTGAGTGGAGATTGGTCAAATGTGTGGGCAAAGGCTGCTTAAATTATACTATATAATAGTGTAGTAACAATAAAAGGGGCTACATGCCCCTTTTTCTTTTTAAGGAGCCATTATGTATAAGACAGTAATGGCGTTCCTATTCTGCTTTATAAGCTCTATAGCCAACGCCCAGGAGATAGTTGATTTAAACAAACCAATGAAATGTTCAGAAGCGCAAAATGTAATGAATTATTTCTCTAACACTCATAAAGAGACACCTGTTTGGGTTGGTAAAACTGTACATGGCACTCACATCACCTTGTTGGCAAATAAAGAAACAAGATCGTGGACTATGATCGAATATGATTCTAGGTTGGCTTGTGTGTTAGGAGCAGGAGAAGAAAAAAGTAGTAGTGGTCTTGATATAAAATTATAGGAGTCGTTATGTTAGTTTTACCTGATGATATGCATGGAAAGATTGTAGGATTTACTTGTTCTACGTTTGATCTCTTGCACGCTGGCCACATTTTAATGCTTGCCGAAGCTAAAAATATTTGTGATCATTTGATAGTTGCAGTTCAAACTGATCCTACCATAGATAGGCCTCAATCTAAGAATAAACCAGTTCAATCAATAGTTGAGCGATATGTTCAACTATCTGCAGTAAGGTTTGTTGATCAAATAATAATATACGAAACTGAAAAGGACTTGGAAGATTTATTGATGTTCCTTCCAATAAAAATACGAATTATTGGAGAAGAATATAGAGATAAAGACTTCACAGGTAAGAGTATTTGTGAGGATCGTGGAATAAAGATGTGGTACAATTCAAGATCTCACAGATTTAGTTCTTCGGAATTGAGACAAAGAACTTATCAATCAGAATTGGTAAAGAAAGGATAAAAATGAAATCACATAGCTGTAGAATGTGTGAAGCAGAGTTTTCTGTCGAAGGTTATAATATAGACGAAGAGATAATGTACTGCCCCTACTGCGGGTCTGTAATTGATCCTGAATTAGATAGTGAGTTCGATGAAGAGTTTTACGATGAAGATAGACTAGCTGACTGATGTGGACATTTGAAGATGGACCAGTTACAATGATCCCAGAAGGGTGTTACGGCTTCGTCTACCGGATAACAAACACAGTCTCTGGTCGCGAGTACATAGGTAAGAAACTATTCTATTCGATGAAGACCAGGCAGGTAAAGGGAAAGAAAAAGAGATACAAAGCAGAGTCTGATTGGCAGACCTATTACGGATCCAATGATGAACTTCTGAAAGATATTGAAATAATTGGAATAGTTAACTTCAAACGTGAAATACTACGATTATGTAAGAACAAGGGCGAGTGTACTTACTACGAAGCAAAGTATCAGTACCAGTTTGATGTTCTTACAAACCCAACTAAATACTACAATTCATGGATCATGTGCAAAGTGCATAGGAAACATTTACAACTAAACACCGCGGAGTAACTCAGGAGTAGAGTGCCGGGCTCATAATCCGGATGTCGGTGGTGCGAATCCATCCTCCGCAACCAACTTTTATTATGAATAATCCAATTTCTCAATCAAAAACTAAAAACGGCACGTTCATTCATTTTCAAAATGATGATCCAATTGGTGCTTGTCTTAACTATTACGGTGAGTGGGCTCAACAAGAGCTTGACTTCTTTGATGGAATATTGACTGAGTCTTCCAATGTAATTGATGTTGGAGCTAACATTGGTACTCATACACTTTTCTTTTCTAAGAAATGTAACAAAGGCAATGTAATTGCAATTGAGCCTCAGATTTACATATTTGAGATGCTTGCAGCTAACATTCTTATCAACGGATGTTACAATGTCTATCCCGTTCATGCTGGAGCAGCTAGTGAACCTGGTAATATTAAAATGGTTAACATTGATCCGTTTGGAGGTGAGAGAGTTAACTACGGTGAGTTTAAAATTAACTCTGGTGCCGAAAAGGGTGTAGATACAAACCTAGTTGTTCTTGATTCATACATAGACCAACAACAATTTACTTTAATCAAACTCGATGTTGAGGGGTACGAGGTAGATGTTCTTAACGGCGCAACAAAACTACTTGAAAAGCACAAGCCGTATTTGTATATTGAATTTAACAACAAGGGTGGAAATGATCCGCTGTTAGAAAAGATATATGAGCTTGATTACATTCCGTACTGGCATATCTACACCAAACACAATTCCAACAACACTAATGGCCAGACTCACAATGTCTGGGAACCAGAGCATTATCAGATAGATAAAAATAATCTTGATTTGAGATATGAGGCAAATGCTTTTTGCGTCCACAAGGATGGATTGCAGCCTGAAAGACTTATAAAGATTGAGCTAGGAGACAATATTACAAAGCAGCTGCTTAAAGATGGTTTACTGTAATTATTAGTTTGTTTTTTGTTAGCATCACAAAGAATCCATCAACCGTCTTAGTAAATAAAAAAACAATAATAAGGCAATAATACTATCAAACACGACTAAGACCATCAAGAAGATGATCTCGATTGTCATTTAGTTTTCTCTTTCTAATTGCTTTCTTCGTTGTTCTAGTTTTTGTTGAGTCTCTTGAATCTCTAGCAATTCAAGCCTTGTTCTATATTCCCTGGCACTACTAGTATTTAGCTGAGGCCATCTCTTTTGCGCATCGTAGGAAATGTATATAAACAATCCCATTATAACAAACACTAAGATAAGAAAAGCAATGCCGGCAGCAATATCAAGCTGATAGTGTCTCATCCTATCAGCTTTTCGTTTAGCCTTTATGGCATCTTGTTTCATTTGCTTAGCAATAAGAATCTTTTGCTCAGCTCCCATTGCCCTAGTCATCTTTTCAACATCAGTAAATAGTGCACCAAGTTCAGGTGGGCTTTGGTAGGTCATCAACTCTCGAAGCTCTGTACCCATTGCCTCTAATTGCTTTTGCATCAAGACTCGTTGGAGAGCTCGTTTAGCAAGACTGGAGTCACCAGAGTAAACGGTAGTCTTGCTCATCAATTCTTGTTGTTCAAGAATTGCAAGACATTTGAAGTAATTATCATAGTACGCACCGAGAGCTTCACCAATTTCTGTATAGATGTTAGTTGTCTCGCCACTGCGTTTGTTTAAATCAACAACGCGATTCTTTTCTTCAATTAGTTGTTTTTTTGCTTCAGGACTAGCCGGTTTGTCCTGATGTGCCTTATTGAATTGTTCGTCAAGGTCTTTTAGTACTCCCTTGACTTCTCCAGCAGCACTCTTAATGTCTTTATAGAGTTGGCATCCTTTTTTAACTGCAGCAACAGCTCCGTTTGCTAAAGCAAACAGTGTGAACGGATCCATTTTAGGTCATGATTAGTTCCCATGACGAATTCAATTTAGACATTAGGTATCTCCAATTTGTTGACATTGAAAGGATTATGATGTACAATTAAATCCTTGATTTTGTATTATTTATGCATTGTAAAACGCATATATAATTAACGTTGATCTTATTAATGAACTAACATGGAACTTAAAATGGAAACTAATGAGCTTGCCCAAAACGCAAAGGGTGGCACCGAATTAATGATGGAAGCGCTTCATAGCAAGCTGCCAGCAGACCTCCTCCAATACTTTCAAATCATTCCTTCTCGCGTTCGGGAAGTTGATGACAGCAAGATTAAGATATACTGGCTTCATGATTTACCTGGTGACCCTGAATCAGATCATCTGAAGCAAGGTGGATGGAATAAGTTTGATAAGCTAGTGTTTGTATCCAACTGGCAGATGCAAGCATACCAGAGGCATTACGGACTACCTTGGCATAAGTGTGTTGTTCTTCACAATGCAATCGAACCAATTCCTTATGTTGAGAAGCCAAAAGATAAGATCAAGCTGATCTACCATACAACTCCTCATCGTGGTCTTAATATCCTGGTCTCAGTATTTGATAACCTATGCAAGGAGTTTGACAACATCGAGCTTGATGTGTACTCCAGCTTCAAAATTTACGGATGGGAACAAAGAGACGAGCAATACAAAGATTTGTTTGATTATTGCCGAGCTCATCCAAAGATCAACTACCACGGATCTGTTCCTAACTCAGAAATCAGAACAGCACTCCAGCAAGCTCATATATACGCATACCCAAATATCTGGCAAGAGACCTCGTGTATCAGCCTCTTAGAAGCAATGTCAGCTGGTTTGATGTGTATCCATCCAAACTATGGTGCACTGTACGAAACATCATCAAACTGGACTTGGATGTATCAGTGGCAGGAGAATGCAAAAGACCATGCTAAGATCTTCTATGAGTTGACTTCTAATGCGATTAGATTGTACAATCATCAAGACACATCAAAGACACTGCTAGCACAAAAAGCATATATTGATGCATTCTATGGTTGGCATAATAGAAAGAACCAGTGGCAGAACTTACTAATATCAATGCTAGCAGATCACAAACGAATTAATTATCCATTAAAATGATTCTCGTAGACTTTAATCAGGTTTGTATATCTAACCTGATGGCTCAAATAGGTAACCACACAGAGCTAGCTGTGCAGGAGGATCTCGTTCGTCACATGATCCTTAACTCACTTCGGCTATATAAACAAAAGTTTGGTGTAGTTTACGGTCCAATGATTATTGCTTGTGATGATAAGAACTACTGGCGCAAAGCAATGTTCCCATACTACAAAGCTGGTCGCAAGAAGATGAGGGAAGAGAGTGATATCGATTGGTCTTCTTTGTTTGAAATCCTCAACAAGATAAGACAAGAGATTAAAGACAATCTACCTTACATTGTTCTTCATGTGGAGACTGCAGAAGCAGATGATATTATTGCAACTCTTGCAATGGAAACAACAGAGGATGTCCTTATTCTTTCTGCAGACAAGGACTTCATCCAGCTTCATAGCTCTAGAGTAATTCAGTTTGATCCTATTCGTAAAAAGAATATTAAAGTAGATAGACCTGATCTCTATTTAAAAGAGCTTGTGATAAGAGGCGATAGTGGAGACGGTGTTCCAAATGCAATGTCGCCTGATAATGTATTGGTTGACGGAATCAGACAGAAGAAAATAATGAAGACGAGGTTAGATGAGTGGCTGAAGATGGACTGGTATCAGTTGTTTGAGGTTCCTGAATTTAAGACAGGAATTGTAAGAAACAAGAAACTGATTGATCTGACAGAGATTCCTGACAACATTACAAATGCTATTCTTGAGCAGTATCATAGATCACTTGATAATCCCAAGAAAATAAATATTATAAATTACTTCCAGCAACATAAATTATCTTCGTTAATGGAGAATGTAAATGACTTTTTATAGGAAATATGATGAAACTAGGTCTAGCTGAGATACTTAAGAAAACTTCTGAGTTTGAGAAGAAGCAAGAAAAAA